CCTCAGCAGCCGGTGGCGCAGAATTGTTTTCCAAAAGACGTGTGCTCAATATGCTATGAAAATTTCAAGATTAATGAAGATGTAATGTATCATACAAACTCAAGAAACAAAGATCAAAAAATACATTTTCTTCATATAAAATGCTACAATGATTTAAAAAATCATGGAGGATCAGGATCAGTATGCCCTATTTGTAGGGAGGTAAATATTAGTACATTTAGTCGTTGTACAGTTGATTCGATTTCCACGCAAGGTGGAAACTCTAGATATTTGTATAATGGTCAGTATTACATATTACATATTGGAAAGCGTAGCGGAAAATATATTTTAGTTGGCAAAGAGAAAAGAAAAGTATATGTATAAATATATATTATTTTAGTATTACTCTTTTTTTATTTTTCTATTAGTTTGATGTTTTACATACCAATGTAACGGTGGTAACGGTATTAAAAAGAATGATGGATATGGTAACATTGGAGGAGTTGGAGATACAAGATATATTGGTTGTGGTAGTTTTTTTGGAGGTGGTGATAAAGGCGGTGGTACTCGTGATATTAGTCTTGGTGCATGCAGGCGATAAGTATCTTTACCTTTCATAAATTACTACCTATATAACAATGTCATATCAGTTCTCAAATTTCGTTTTTTTATAGAATTGACCCAAACCCAAGCCCAAATATACAAAAAAACTACAAAGGTAATGTAAATAAGCACACTTTTATATACAAGTGCAAACTATGCATCATCCAGGAATTGGCATTGCTATACCGACTGTTTGTCATAATGCGTGTATACTCGAACTTGAAAAATACAAAAAGAATTATCCACATCCGAGAACGATTGCAAATGTTAACATTAACGCGAATGGACAAGGCGTCGGACACGAAGAGTTTGTAAATGACTGTATGCAAATGTGGAGACTCGCTTTAGCAGGGATGTATACCGAAAGTCTACAATTACTCAATTCGTGGTGTCAAGGATGTATAACTTTTAAAGGGACAAATGCGCCTTTAGAGTGTGCATGGGGAGGCGCCGCGATGGTTAAATGTGTTGAATTAATAAAAACAAAAAATAATCGTTTGTTTACGTCTAAAACAAGAGAGTCATTTGATAAATTTATTGACATTATATTGCTTCCGAATTTACTAGGACGTTTTCAAGAAATTGCTGCATGGAAAAACAACTGGATTCTTGCTATAATAGAAACGCTTTTGGTTATTTACATATACAAAGATGACATTACAAACTTCAAAGCAACTTTAGATAAATATAGAACTATATCTCCTTCAACTTTTATAAGCGACAATGGAAAAAACACAGAAATAGACAGAGACCTAGTTCACGCACAATTTCAATTACATAGTCACTTACAGATATGTGCACTAGCACAGCAACAAAAACACGGTCAACTTTTCACTCCATTACTTGCAAAGTCGTGTGAATACATTGCAAATATCATATTGAATCCTTCTGCACAATACAAAATGCCTTGGTTTGTACCAGGGGCATGGGAATATGGATTACGTGAAGGCTCAAAATTAATAGAAATGCCGAATACCACAAAACTGCTTGCAAAATACAGACCAGAAGGAATGTCATTTAATTGGGGTCCAGGATGGACTTACACGACAACGTAAAGGTTACGAGGCAGCTTCTCAAAATTTTGGCAATTTGTAATTATATATACTTAATTGTATTCAAAAAATGAAATGACCATTAAAAATATTGATGTCGCTTCGACGCTTCGCTGTCGCTGTGTACGCTGTCGCTGTGTACGCTGTCGCTGTGTACACTGTCGCTGTGTACGCTTCGCTGTCGCTGTGTACGCTGTCGCTGTGTACGCTGTCGCTGTGTACGCTGTCGCTATGAAGCAAAACGCTCAAGAGCTAACACAGTTTATAACGAAGTTTATAACGCAGTTTATAACGCAGTTTACCACTCTTGAACAGATACCTCTTTATTTTGACAAGATTAACAATGTGGTGTCAGACTATACAAATTGGGTGATTCCTGGGCGACTTATGTGCGGACCTTCACCATTGACGATGGGAAATGCGGCAATGGATATAATAGCCGACGGAATCAATACGATTGTGTGTCTACAAAAAGAAACAAAATACACGGAGTACCTACATTTATTTAAAAATAGTGAAAATCTAGAGTTTTTACAAGTAGACATAGACGACAACAAAGTCCCCAGTTACAGGGAATTTATAGTATCTGTAACCAAAATTTTAACGTACTTAAAAGACGGTAGGAATGTGTATATCCATTGTCATGGCGGACATGGGAGAACTGGGCTTTACGTAATAGCTATTCTAGCCTGTGTATACAAGGAATTAAGAACTAAAGAACTAGCATTACACTATGCACAACACACACATGATCTGCGACGCAAACAGGTAATGCATTTTTATGGGATGTTACCAGCGCGTGTTGCAGAAAATAAATGTCAGCAAGAACTCTTAGATGATTTCTTTGCATTGCTGCGTTTTCTGTGAGACACTTTGTTACAAGCTCTCCGGATGCCACCGTCGATTGACATTCTAATAGGTTTTTTCTTACACAATCTAACATCAAAGTTGCGTATGAAGTACGTTTTGAATACTTTTGTTAGTTGTGGGAAAGAGTCAATTGAAAAACTATTTAGTAATACAATGAAATATAACATAAAACGTCCTAGATCTATCATTGGCGAAACTGCAAGCTTGTCTTGAAACTCTTTAGAAAACATTGCATGTTGATTAAAAAAATCACAATTATTGTCTTGAAAATTGAAGTCTCCAATTTTATCTGGGAAAGTACATCTCATACAATCTATAAATTGCTTGTTGATACACTTTTGTTCAAGTTGTTTATACACACACTCATATAAAGAAATAATCTTCATTCCTTCAATTGTTGACCAGTCAAAATCGAAAATAACAGGTGTTACTTCTAGTTCTATTTTGTCATTGCTGTCACTAAATGAATATATGCATTTTTCATATTTAATAAATATATTACGATCATGAAGATCGTTATGATTGATACCTAGTGCATACATTCTGTATATTATATCTGTAATAACACTTAATAAGTCCATTACTTGTTGTTCAAATTGCGCAATTGTCATTTTGTTTTTTAGAACTTTTCTATGTAATTTTTGTATGTATTGTTTAAAATCCAATCCTTTCAAAATTGTTTCAACTACCAATCCATCTTGTTCCATTTGAATAGCATGAATGTCATTTAAATTGAAATGAGTTTCCAATGATCTGTCACTTTGCTTTATTTTTTTACGTATTTCTTTCTCGCACATTCTTGCGTTTTCAAACTGTTTTTGTATCCAACCTTTACATCCTCCTTCCGAAAACTCTCTAAATTTAACTATTTTTAGTACACTATTATTTCCTAATGCTGTTACAATGCTATTTGCAGAAGGACTTCCAATAACTCGAACATTTTTTTGATATTCTAAGAACTCATATAAATTATCGTGATTTACGAGAGAAACCACTCCAAGTTTCGAATTTAAC